TTTTTGTTTTTATATAAAATTATAGTAAGCGAATAAATTACTTGTTGCTGATGTTCCCCCACCACCTCCTGCAGGTACGCTGTAAGTTCCTGTTCCATTCAAATACATAGTTGCATCGTTTGGTAACTTAGGAGCGTAGCCATGTTTAGCAGTTGAAACATCATTTGTCGTATTGTCGGCTAATAATTGTTTAGCTTCTGTTATTGAATTGTCCTTTACTTCGGCTGTTAATGCTTGACCTGTTAAGGTAAAATCTATTGTACTCCCATCGGTTACACTTACATCGCCCGTATTTGTTCCGCTTGTATTACCAATTACTACTAATTGAGCATCTGTTACATATCGTTTATTACTGCTATCAGCAATATCCGCTGTAGTTGCATCAGCACCACTTGTAACTAAACCTTTAGCATCATAAGTGATTTTCGTTTTTGTTGCACCTGTAATGGCAGTGTTTGAACTTACCTTAGCATTTAATAAAGTATCTGTTTCTGCTTTTGTGTAACTTGGATTAATACCTAAAGTTGCATTTGAATAAACAACATCAACTCTATCACTCGCCTCTAAAGTATCAACTATTGTTAAGGTAGTTGTTACAACTGTATATTGACTTTGTCTTAATTCTTGACCATTCACAAAAACCGAATAAACAGCACTCGCTGAATCACTTAATGTGAATGTTTGCGCTCCACTTGTATATGTAAATTCTTGGCGAATTAAATTAACAGTGTTAAACCCATCTAAAATATCCGCTCTTAAATTAGCTAAAGTTAATCGTTTCCAAATGTCATTAGTAACGTCGTAAGTTAATACACTATCAGTATCTATTGGAGTTGTGTAATTAGTTGAACTTACATTGTGTAATTCTTCTAATTCCCACCCGTTCATTACCTTAACATACAACTTACCATTGTTAGCGTGTGCGTATTCCACATAGCCAATAATAACAATATGCTGAGGTGCAGAAGGCTTAATGTTTGTTAGTTTACCTGCAGTTGTTGGACTTAAGTAAATAACATCTCCATCCGCCCACGTTTCACCTTGCAAAGAACCAGTTGTATTAATGTCTTCAATCTGACCAACTGTAATAATGAATCCTTCTTGATTAGTAGCTATTGTTTCAGCAACTAAACCAATCGTGTCAGCTGAGTTATTGTCATTGTTTGCTTGTGCTAAATTAACTGCCAATCTTTGGCCTTGCGCCCCACTTATCCTTACCGCTTGGTAAGCAGCTTTTGTTAAAGTAGTATTTGGAGTTACTTTATTTACTATTCTTGCAACTAAATCAATGCCATTCTTTAATATTACATTCCCACCTTTTAAAGTTGTTTCGCTTACTCCTATTGTATCATTCCAACGTGTACTTGATACAGCAGCAGTTCCCGTTGGAGTTATGTCTAATGTAACTTGCCCTGCTTTTAATTCAAATTCTCCTAAATCAACATCACTTGTTGCACCTGTGTATGGAACACCGCCACCTGTTGAAACCTCAACATAAGCACTCCCATTCCAACGATATAACTTCTCACTATCATCTGCAATGTATAATGTTTTAGCTGCCCCCGTTACAGGAAACGATGCTAAATCATTATATACTAAAATTTGGCTATTTATATTTATGTCCATAATATATTAACTGTTTCATTGTCTAAATCTGTCGAACTTGTTGAACTTTGTAAAACCCCATCAATATACACGTTAATTGTACCTGCTGCACTTCCCGTATTTGATGGGTATTGACTTGGATTAGTTATGGCTGCTGTAAATGGTATCTGACACCTATCATAGTCAAAAGGTACTTTTAATGTTAAATCAAAGTAATAACCAGCATCTTCGTCATCAAAACGAGGCTCACTAAATGGACTTAATGTAACTGAATCACTAACTAACTTCCACCCATATATGTTACTTTGAACTTGCGCTAATATATCTAAGCAAATTTGCTGAGTATCACTAAAAACATCTAATTCATTCTTTTTACCCTTAATTAATCTATCACACACATAAATTCTTAAAACGTGCAAATAACTACGACCTTGTACCTGGGATGGCTCATAGTCCACCCACATAGCAGGATAGTTAGTCGTGCCACTTGTAGCAAACTCTTGTATCGAACCATTACCAAAAGACTTTAATTGATAATGAGCAGATGCAATGTTACTTAGGTTCGTTATTACTTGGTTTAGTGTTACCACTTATGTATTGTTTTAAAAGTTTAATCTTTGTATAGTTTTTTACTCCCTTACTTGTATTCTTTTTTTTAATGTCTGTGTTTGTTTTCAAATATTTCTTCATATATTTTAGGTTTAAAAGTTTTGCCTAAATAAATACCACAATCAAATGCTGCACGTTTTGGATAGATTGTATCTACACCATAACCAGGATTATCATATAACGGGTAACTTGTTGAGTTTTCGCATAGATAAGCTATTAAACGTGCTGAATGATACTGTGCTTTATCAACTACCATATTCATAAATTGATCTAACTCATTGTAATCAATACCACTTGAGTTATCGCTGTTCTTTCTTACAATGTTTTTGTTAGTTACCTTGTATGTTAAGTAAGGTGCAGCCTCTACTAAAGTCCACCATTTTAGGGCAGGGATGATATAATTATCTAACAAAGTAGTATTTAAAGCTGTTACACTTGAACTAGTTACTTGTGTTATTATCTCATCATACAAACCACTCCCAATATATTGGCGAATGTGTATTTTTTGTGCTTCTTCGATGCTAATACGGATATATTTCTCATCAACATTTTGGTCGATGAAAGTATAATCCTTAACATATGCACTCGTTACTAATAATATTGTTGCCATTATTTCTTAATTCTAACTACGTTTTGTACCCATACGTGTCTGCAATATGGAGTGGTTACATCTCCGCCTTTACGTGTCCACCAACCGCCACGCTGCGCCCAAACATCATAACCAACTACTGAACTAATCTGTTCAATTTGTTGTCGGCTGTATATCTTACCTGCATTCATTAACTTAACACAAAACTCACGAGAAGTAGGCAATAAAGCCTTTTGCCCTGGTCTTGGTTCGTATGTGTACATTATTCTTAAATTCTCAGTCTTTGCCCCTTGCTCATCAATAACTTTAATAGCCTCTTTAGTTGGTACTCTGTTAGGTACATCTTCATTACCTAAATTAATAGCACCATCTTTAATTAACCTATCCACAGCTACTCTAACTCTGTTTAAAGGAGTTTTTAAAGTATCTGCAATAGAATTGTTACTCATTAATGGATCTTTGCTTAAAAGGTCTATAATGTTTCTGTAAAGTAACTTTACATCACCTTCTAATATATCAAATCCATAAGTTTTAACTTCATTTTCAAATACATCATCAATAGAAAACTTAAATAAGTATTTCTTATCTATAAACTCAAATTTATCAATATCTTCACCATATTGCCTAAACACTTCTATTGTGCTTTCAATATCTTCTTCACTAAAAGAATGGCTACAACATTTATCTTCTTCAAATCGGTGAACAGTTGTACTAATAACGGGCTTAATAGGTTCTATTTCTTCAATAGGCTCCAGGTTAAACATTTCTCTTATCTCATTTTTAGTCATTACTTTTACCTTTTCTTCAATCGGTAAAACTTCTTGCATTGGTGTAACTTCTTTAAGATAAATTCTATTTGCAAAGCCTTTTAAAGCTAATAAATAGTTAAATTCTTTCTCAATCTCTTTTTGGTTTGGCTCTATGTAAGTACTACGATAAAGCAAAAAACTTTCAGATATTTGGTTTGTTCCTCCAAGTTCGCCTGGTGTTTTTACACCTACTAATAATGGATTAGATATTCTATGCCCTATAATTAATTCTTGTGTTACTTGCTCATTAAGTGAATCCAATTGAGTATCCACATTTTGAGGTGCTAACCTTGCAATAGTTGGAGCTGATTCTTTTGATGCACTAAAATTAATTAATAAGCTGTTCGCTTGGTCTGTTCCGACAAATTTCTCTTTTAGCTTATCTTCTATGTTTTCACGTTCCTCATCAGTTGGCCGCCCATTGTTAAAACTAATAATAGTACCTGCATTAAAACCACTCTTAATGGCATTTAATCGGTAATTGCTTAACTCAACATCAATCTCTGCATAAACACATGACGCTAAGTAATCAGGTAAAGGATAGTAGTCTAAATCAGGCCTATATTCTTTTGCACAATAGATTTGTGATCCAGTTCCACCTTCGGGAGTGAAAGCATCAATATATTTTAAGCCCGTTGTTTCTTCGTCTTGTTTCTTATTAGCCCAATCTTTTGAATACCAATAACCATCATCATTCTTTGCCTTTCTCAAACTATTATAAGCCATGTGGTATATCTCGAATGATTTACCTGACTTATTCCAAACAATCTCTAAATAAAAACCTCCATACAATTTCTTATCTAATACTGACTTTTGGATAACATCCTTTAAAGTATCACCATTATCATTTGGCTTATTTAAGAAATCATTTACACTTGCTTTAGCCTCAATGTTTAATCCATGCGCATCAAAACCAACACCATTACCACAAATGTAATGCACCTTACCATTGATAAAAGCATTTTGCTTAGATGAACGATTGTACAAATAAGTAAGATAAGCAGGGTAATTGTTATAATAATCACCTTTCTCAGCACCATAAATTATCCAGTCCTTTTGCTTTTCTTCTTTAAAAATCGGTGTTTTATGAGCCGATAATTTAAGTGAAATAAAATTATATAAATTATCCTTCTCCATACGTTATGTAAGTTTTTGTTTGATTGTCGTAGGCTTGTGTAATCACAGCACTACCATTTACTTTTATCATTCCTATTTCTAATAAAGAAGTTGTATTTCTAATATCTAAATTAGTTGAACTTGTTTGTTCATAAATTGCATATTCATAAAAACCTGCATCGGATAAATTAACCACTCCGCTTGTTAGGTTTTCTGTTCCACTTGTTTCAGTTACTAAAAACTTATTGTATCTGTTAGTATAAATAGAAGAATCTGCAACTATAAGATTTTTTGGATTCATTTCTGTTTGTTCTTTC